GATTAAATCCAATATAATACTTGACAATCCCAAAGTCAAGTGTTAATTTCCGATTATGCAAAATAATAATACTAACCAGAAAGGCACAATGACTAGAATAAGACTAAATCAAGAGTATCGTAATAAGATTGCAAATCGTATGCGAGTACACCTTGAACAAGAGGACACGCAAGAAAAACAAAAGTATGACACTTTGAAAGCAGAACAAATTGACATAAATGACAATGCGTGGAAAGTTGCTGAACAAATAGTAAGACGACACTATACCGAAGATGATGTTGAAAAAGCATACTATCTTCAAAATAAGTTTGAAAATGTTTCTACTATTGCAAAAGATAGTTGTTTTCATTTTCATTATATGGGCGAGAAAGAGGAACGAGATTACGATAACAATGTTAAGATTGTTCCAAGTACCATTGAAAAACATTTTGATTTTAGATTAAGTGGTAGCTTTGATACTGACAACAATTCTTCATATTCAAGAAGTGATAATGAATATGGTTATGCTTTGTTTCGTGATGAACTAAAAGCACAAGAAGATTGCAACCCAGATATTTTGATTGAACAAGAGGGCAAAGATAATAACCCACACAAAACAAAATATACTGACAACAATAATAAGTATCTTGGTAGTGATGATAGTGGCTATGGCAAACAATGGAATGAAAAATATCAATTAGATTTAATTGGTAGAGATTATTGTAGAGATCGTTCTATTGCTTGTACTGAACAAGAGTTTAATTTTTTAATTGAGTGGAAAGCACAAAAGGGAAGATTTGTTGTTGCACACTCAAAATGGATTAACTCTATTTTAGACCAAATGAAAGAAATTAAAGTTGGTTTAAAAGGTTATAAATATTTAGATGAAGCACTAGAACTTTGTACTGAACTTGGTTTAAATATTACTGACGCAGAAATAATCAGAACTAATAGTACAGGACTTGTTATTTATAATCCTAAAAATCTTGCTGAAAGAATTAAGGGTATGAAAAACAAAAATCAATCAAGAGCAGATAAGATAAAAGCGAGGTTATTGTACGAAAATAATAATGCAGAAAGTGTAAATTAACTATTGACACCCTATCCTATTTAATATAGGATAGGGATAGAAAGAGAGAAATACATATGACTAAAACATTTTATATTACTTATTGGGCTAACAAGCACAAAAAACATATAACAAGACAAGGCAAACATGACGAAAAAAGCAGATATGGTACATCTAAAAAAGGTGTTCCTTATTATGTTTATTATGACTTAGATAGTCATGGTTATAGAACTGCGACTACAAGTTGGAAAGTGAGGCACTAATGGAGTGGTTTTTATTTTTAACAATAATGAGTTTAATAGCATTAAGAGTATGGAGGGACATGTAATGATAGGACGATTATTAATGGTACTAGTTGGATTAGTATTAGGAATGTTGGGAGTAATAACAACAGTTCATTCCGACCACAATGTATTGGGAGTATTAATTACTTTTAGTGGAGTGGTATCAATGTTAGAGGGGTTGCCAAATCATGACGTTTAATTGGTGCCATGGTCCAAGTTGTCATACTAACGAAACACAGGACCGAGTGCGAGGTAGTAAAGGAAACAAAGTATTAAGAACTAGAAAGGTTAGCACTAATCATTATATCAGACCATTTGGTTTAGAGGGTGGCAGTATATGGGCATACTTTTGTAGTCAAAGTTGTTTAATGAACTTTGTTAATAAACATGGTCAAGCAATGTTGCAACTAGAGCCAAGACAAGAGCCACTAGAAACACCTATCAAGGACCCTGTTAAAGATACTGAGAGTCGTTGGAATAGTTGGACCATTGAAAAAAGAGTTTGACAATGATTGACTTATCCTATATTATCCCAGATATGACAACACAAATAAAAGCAACGAACCCATACTCTGGACAATCTACAATGTTAACACCAGAAGAACACAAGTTATACATCGAGATTAAACAGGCAGAATGGGACGAGGACTACGACACAGTACGTAAAGGCTTAGACAAGTTTAGTAGAATGAATGCTAGCGCATACATGACATTACTAGACTAACTCTCTTGCCCTGGCCCTAACGGGCCAGGGCACATCTCATAGAGGTACCAGACCCAATCCCAAAAACCAAACTTCTATAAAACCGATACCCAATAAAAATAAAAGGGGTCCCACTACTCTAGGTTGTATTGCTTGATTTACAGAGTTTTACCTGGTAAAAACATTATGAACACCTAAGATGGTGCAAAAAAATTTTAAAAATTTTTTTATGAAACAGAATATAGATATAAGTAAACTACCTGCTGACGTTCGAAAAACATTTAAACAAATGCAAGTTCTGCTCGCAGAAAAAAAGATACAGTCAAAAGCAAAGAATGATTTTCTATCTTTTGTAAAATGCGTTTGGCCAGAATTTGTAGAGGGGTCCCATCACAGGCACATAGCAGAAAAATTTAATAAACTTGCAACAGGAGAAATTACAAGACTAATTGTAAACATGCCCCCTAGGCATACTAAATCTGAATTTGCATCTTACTTACTACCTGCGTGGATGGTGGGCCGTAATCCAAAACTAAAGATCATTCAAGCAACCCACACTGGAGAACTAGCAATTCGTTTTGGTCGTAAAGCCAAGAACCTAATTGACTCTGAAGAATACGCAAAAATATTTCAAACAAGACTGCAAGAAGATAGTAAAGCCGCTGGTAGGTGGGAAACAGCACAAGGTGGCGAATATTTCGCAGCAGGTGTCGGCGGTGCCATCACCGGACGGGGTGCTGACTTATTAATCATTGACGACCCACACTCAGAGCAAGATGCCATGTCACCGACGGCAATGGAGAATGCTTACGAGTGGTACACGTCAGGACCTAGGCAACGTTTACAACCTGGAGCAAAAATTATTTTAGTAATGACACGTTGGTCTATCAAAGATCTAACCGGTCAATTGATTGCAAATCAAAAAGAAGCGAAAGCTGATCAGTGGGACGTGGTCGAATTTCAGGCAATCATGGACCACGGAAAAGTAACTAAACCAGTCTGGCCAGAGTATTGGAAGCTAGAAGAATTAGAAAAGGTCAAAGCAACACTGCCCACGGCTAAATGGAATGCGCAGTGGATGCAACAACCAACTAGTGAAGAAGGTGCAATATTAAAACGAGAATGGTGGGCTAAGTATACAGGTGATGACATACCACCGCTTTATCACGTTATTCAAAGCTACGACACAGCATTTTTAAAAAAGGAAACAGCTGATTATAGTGCGATAACGACATGGGGATTGTGGTATCCTGAAGAGGATGCACCAGCTCAATTACTACTATTAGATGCTATTAAAGGTAGATATGAGTTTCCAGAGCTTAGAAGAATGGCTTTAGAGCAATATTCTTATTGGAAACCGGAGACAGTTATAGTAGAATCAAAGGCATCAGGTTTACCTTTGACGTATGAGTTAAGGCAAATGGATATACCAGTTGTTAACTTTACACCGAGCAGAGGAAATGATAAACATGCAAGAGTAAATGCATGCGCACCGCTTTTTGAGTCTGGAATGATATGGGCGCCAGATCAAAAGTTTGCTGAAGAAGTAATTGAGGAATGCGCTGCGTTTCCGTATGGAGATCATGATGACTACGTCGACAGCACGACACAAGCAATCATGCGTTTTAGGCAGGGCGGGTTGTTACAACACCCCGAAGATTACGTAACACAAAACAACGAAAAGGCTCGTAAAAGGAATTATTATTAATGACACCGATCATTAGAAGATTTGTAATGAAAATGTTATCCAAGGACCAAGGTTCTGGGATCACGAAACTACCAGGACAGATGCAATCAGGATTTCAAGAATCCATCATTACAGAAAAATTAGTTCGTAACGGTTATGACCCAAGAGTCATCAAAGACGAATCAGAATTAAAAATCATTTTAAATAGAATCGACGCTACTGCAAAACAATCCAAAGAACAAAAAGATAAAGCTATGAAACAATTAGCAACGATTATGGATATGAAGGGTAGAAAAATAAAACCGGGAGCAAGAATCATGGGTGGTGAAGAAGTGATAGAAACAGAAGCAGAGATTGCTACAAGAATGGGAAAAGAAAACAAACAAGCAGCACAAAATTTAAGAAATAAAAAAATGATGACTGAGGAGGAGATTAGAGATTTTGCAGATGAATTTGGTATAGATCCGTCAGAAGAATATTATAATTTTGATGGCACCCTTGGTGATGCAAAAAGAATTTTAAAAGAATCAAAAGATTATGAAGATGCAATGTTTAGAGAATATAAAGCAGGTAGGTTAGATCCTAAACCTGGAGAAAAAGGTAGAAAAGAATTTTTACAAAAAAAAATGGAAGAAATGGAATTAAGTGGTGATAATCGTTTAATGACTAAAGAGGAAATAGAAGAGTTAAGTGATTTCGAAGATTTTGCAACAGGAGGCCGTGCAGGTTTCATGGCTGGTGGTATGGGACGTAGAGCATTTTTAAAAATGATGGCAGCAGGTGGAGCGGGTATCGCTGGACTTAAATCAGGATTAATAAATATATTCAAACCAAGATCACAAGCTGTACAAGAAGTTGTCGAAACAGTTGCTAAATCAGATGCAACAGGAATGCCAGAACACTTTATGCCTTTAGTAAATAAAATTATGAACGAAGGTAAACTTGTAAAAGAATCAGATAGAATTCAAACATACAAACACCCAACAAGAAAAGATATCGATTTAGAATATGAATTAGATAGTGGTAGTGTCGGTGTAAGATTTGATACTGACCAAGGTATGCCTGCAGATTATTATTTAAAAAAAGGTGTGCCAGATGAAATGAATCCACGTGGCACTGGTGATGAATTTATCGAAGGTGAAATGAAATATAGAATGGGTGACGGTGATACGTATTACAAAAATTTTGAAGAAGGCATAGATTCAGGTACGTCAAACCTTGACGAGTTTGTAGGCATTAAAAAAAATGTCAAACAAGATTTTGCTAGTGGTGGACTAGCCCATATGTTAGGTGAGTAATGGACAGAATAGATGAAATACTTTTCCTCTACGAAGATGATGTAGTAGAGATGGCAAATGGTGGAAGTGTTAGAAAAGGCCCTACCGCAAAAGCGATTGATGATATAATTAAAAAACAAACTGTATTTGAAAGCAGATCAGATTTAAGAGATAAAATTAAAACTAAAATAGGTAAAGATCCAGGTGTTATGCGACCTGCAAGATATCCTTCTTTAAAAAAAGCAAAATATAAAGATGAAATGAGTGTAGCTGAAGCAAGAGATGCAGAAAAAACTAGATTAGAAAAAGGTAGAAAAGAATTAGCTGAAAAAAGAGCCGCTGGTCAAACAACTCGACAAATTAAAGCAAAGAAAAAAGCTGAAAACGAAATTTTAAGACAACAAAGAGATGCTGCAAAAGTAAAAGCAGCAGAAGCTTTGTTGCCAGAAAATCTTGCAGGGCTAAACAGAACTTTAAAAAAAGGTGAAAAAGATATTTTATATAAAAGTTACGATAATATTTTTAGAGAAGAGTATGACAGGCTTTTAAAAGAAGGAGATCTTTTTTCTAAAACAGATTTAAATAGAGCTATTATTAATAGAATAGCAGATGAAAACCCCACAATAGATTTACAAAAAGGTATTGGTTTAGATAAAATTCCGGGTGGTGGTAGCGAAGAAAGTAAAACTTTATTTGAAAATATAGAAAAAAAATTTACAAAAAAACAATTAGCTAATTTTACAACTAATACCAATGCATTAGCTTATACGAAAAATCAAGATAGATTGTTACAAGCTTTATTAACAGGTAATAATGATTTTGATGATTTAATGAATAACCTTGATTTTAATGAAGGTAGATTAAAAGGTAATGTAAATAAATTAATGAAAAACTTGGCTCAAACAGATAAGTCAAGACAACCTTTATTTTTTAGAAAATATTCTCCTAAAGAATTAGAACAAGCACGAAACGCTATATATGAATCGCCAACACTAGAAAGTGTATATCAAAGAACTATTGTTCAAAGTGTTTTGCAATCTACAAAACTAGGATCGCCAGAAAGAAAACAAGCTTTAGAAAAATTAAAAGAATTTAATCAATTTAAAAAAGCTATGCAAAATAATGGTATTGATGCAAAACTAATTGCTTTAGATCATGCTGCATCTTATCGAGCAATTAAAAATGGTAATTTAAAAAATTTTTTAGCTGTTACTCCTATCATGTCAGATATTAATGCAATTAAATCTACTTTTGATAGAAGGTCACAATTAAATTTAAGAAGAATGCAAGACGCAATTGAAACAGGAGATAATGCAACATATAAACAATTTTTAAAAAATCAAACAGAACTTGAAGGTATTTGGAAAACTATGACAGGTGACCAATCTAGTTTAGGTAAAATTAGAGTTCAACCTGGTGGAAAATCAAAAGGTGTAACTAAAATTTTTGATTTTGGTGCAACAAGTATTTTAGAAAAAGATAAAAATTTAATAAATGAACTTGGAGATAATTTAAAAATAAGACAAAACATTGTCAACGCTTCTACACAAACAAACTTAGATGAGGTGTCTAGAATCATGTTTGAAGGTAGTGCTGCTCAAAAACCAAAACAAAGTGCATTACCAGAATCTTTTAAAAAATTAGATAACCTTAAAATGTTTAAAGTAGAAAATAAAATTTCTCAATATATACAAAATATAGGTTGTCCTGGAAAAGCAAAAGGTGGTCGAGTTGATTTTAATACTGGAGGAAGCACTGTTTGTTTTAAAAAAGGTGTAGAAAAATTAAAAGGAGATCCAAGAAATTTATCACCAGGTGATCAAGCTAATCTTCGTAGTTTAGGTAAACTTACAAAAATTGGAAGAGGTGCGTTATTTGTAAAAAACGTTTTAGGCCCAGGAGCAATTCTTGGTGAAGCTATTATTGAAGGAGGCATAGCTGCTAATAAATTTATGGATCAAGGTTTACCCATTAAACAAGCATTAGGTGAATCTTATATTAATAAATATGTGTTAGGACCAAAAACACAAATTGATCTTGAAGCAGAACGTGCAAAAGAAATGGAAAAAGGAGAAGAGTTTGCTATGGCAGAACGTGGTAGAAGAATGGAACCATTTATGGCGCAAGGTGAATATGCAGATAGATTAAGAAGAAAAAAACGAGAGCAACAAAGAGAAGCTGCTTTTCCAACTGTAGCTCCTGAAGTAATTGACGAAATTTTAGCAACTCAAGATTTAACTGTTGAAGACACAGGTTTAGATTACGGACAAATACAAGACATAATAAAACGTGAAGATCAAACGCAAGCGATTGCAGATGCGGGAGGCGTTGCTAATATGGCTGGTGGTGGTATAGCCGGAATACGTAGACCTAATGCAATTCCACCAGAATCAGGACCCAACTCTCAAGGGTTGGAAAACCTTAAATATTATGTTACAAATACATAGGAGTATAAATGGCAGACATAGATAAAGGACTCCCTAGTAACACGCGAACAAAAATTGATGTCCCTACGCAAGAGGATATTGAGGAAGTTAGTGTTCAAGAGGAGGAAGTAGAAAAAGGACCCGTAGAGGTCACAGCAGAAGAAGATGGCGGCGCAACAATTGATTTTGAACCGGGAGCTATAAATATACCTGGAACAGAAAATCATTTTGATAACCTTGCAGATATTTTACCTGACGATATTTTAGAACCAATTGGTAATGATATGGTCGGTGATTACATGGACTATAAAGCATCCAGAAAAGAATGGGAGCAAAGTTATCGTGATGGTCTAGATCTTTTAGGATTTAAATATCAAGATAGATCAGAACCATTTCAAGGAGCAAGTGGTGCAACACACCCTGTTCTTGCAGAAGCAGTAACTCAGTTTCAAGCGCAAGCTTACAAAGAATTATTACCAGGTGATGGACCAGTAAGAACTCAAGTTGTTGGAGTACAAACACCAGCAAATGATCTTCAAGCACAACGTGTTGAAGATTACATGAATTATATTTTAATGGATAAGATGGAAGAATACGAACCAGAGTTCGATTCAATGTTATTTCATTTACCATTAGCAGGTTCAACATTTAAAAAAATTTATTACGATCAAACAATGGCAAGAGCAGTTTCAAAATTTGTTCCTGCCGACGAATTAGTTGTACCCTACACGGCTACCTCATTAGACGATGCAGAGTCAATTATTCACGTAGTGAAAACGCCAGAGAACGAATTGCGTAAGCAACAAGTTTCTGGTTTTTACCGAGATGTAGATTTAGGACCTCCAGGTAGGGTTGAAACAAACCCCGTTGTTAAAAAAGAACGAGACCTAGAAGGGACTAAAGCTACAGGTAAACCACAACCGATTTATACTTTACTTGAATGTCATGTTAATCTTGACCTTGAAGGTTTTGAGGAAACAGGTGCCGACGGTCAACCGACTGGTATCAAACTTCCTTACGTCGTAACTATCGACGAAAGTACCCGAACAGTTCTTTCTATCAGGAGGAACTATGCGCCCGATGATCCAAAGAAAAATAAAATCCAATACTTCGTCCACTTCAAATTTCTGCCAGGACTAGGATTTTATGGTTTTGGACTCATTCACATGATTGGCGGATTGAGCAGAACGGCAACGTCTGCTCTCCGTCAATTGCTAGATGCAGGAACGTTATCAAACTTACCAGCAGGTTTTAAACAAAGAGGAGTTAGAGTTCAAGACGAAGCTTCTCCAATACAACCAGGTGAGTTTAAAGATGTTGATGCACCGGGTGGATCATTACGAGATGCGTTCTTTCCATTACCATACAAAGAACCTTCTCCAACATTATTAAATCTTTTAGGTATTGTTGTACAAGCAGGTCAAAGATTTGCAGCTATTGCTGACATGCAAGTTGGTGATGGTAACCAAGGTGCAGCTGTAGGAACTACAATTGCATTACTTGAAAGAGGTTCAAGAGTTATGTCTGCGATACACAAAAGATGTTACGCAGCTATGAAAAAAGAATTTAGATTACTTGCTAACATTGTATCAAAATATCTACCACCAGAATATCCATACGATGTAGTTGGTGGTGCGAGAACAATTAAACAATTAGATTTTGATGACAGGGTAGATATTATTCCTGTTGCAGATCCAAACATATTCTCAATGAGTCAAAGAATTACTTTAGCTCAAACAGAAATGCAGATTGCAACAGCAAATCCTGGCATGCATAACATGTATAATATTTACAGAAATATGTATGAAGCGATTGGTGTAAAAAATATTGATGCAATATTACCACCACCTCCACCAAATATGCCAAAAGATCCGGCTGTAGAAAATATTGATGCGTTAGGTAGTAAACCTTTTCAAGCTTTTCCTGGTCAAGACCACAGAGCTCACATAACTTCGCATTTAAATTTTATGGCAACTAACATGGTTAGAAATAATCCACCTGTTATGGCTGCATTACAAAAAAATATACTTGAACACATTAGTCTAATGGCTCAAGAGCAAGTTCAATTAGAGTTTAGAGAGCAATTACAACAGATGAAACAGTTAGAACAGATGGCACCTAGTAATCCACAGGCTGCAAATGACTTACAAGTTATGTCACAAGCTGTTGAAGCAAGAAAAGCTGTGTTGATTGCAGAAATGACAGAAGATTTTATGAAAGAGGAGAAGAAAATTACGTCTACTTTTGACAATGACCCTCTTCTTAAACTAAAATCACGTGAAGTTGACCTACGTGCAATGGAAAATCAACGTAAAAAAGAATACGATGATGAAAAAATCAACATAGACAAAGCAAAACTGGTTCAAGATAGAGATTTAACCGAAGATAAGCTAGAACAGAACGAAGAATTAGCAGAATTACGAGCTGATACGTCGTTAACTAAACAAGCTATGTCTCAGGCTGGCAAAATGCAGAACGATATGATGAAAATGGCCGATGTTAAGATCTTGAAAGGACCTAAAAGATAATATAAGGTAAAAACATTATGATGAACTATAAAAAAGCAAAGCAAATGTCTATCCCTAGCCAAAATGTGGAGTATGATCCAAGAAGTAAGGCTAACGTTAAAAGAGCAAGAAACGTTATTCCTACTGGAGACAAAGAAAAGGTTAGAGGTACAAAAAGAATGCTAGCTGACAAAAATAAAACAGCAACTTGGTATTAAATCATGTGGTTATCGGCAATTAAACTAGCCGTCTCTGCAGGAAGTAAGATTTATGCTAACAAGCAGAGAACTAAGATGGCTATGTCAGACGCACAGCTAATGCATGCTACTAAGATGGCCCAGGGTGAGGAAGCTTACCAGGGAAAACTGTTAGAAGCTCGGCAATCAGACTGGAAAGACGAGGCCGTTTTGATAATTCTCAGTTTGCCCGTGTTGGTGCTCGCTTGGGCAGT